CCTGAGTATCACTGGACCACATAGTGCTGTCTATTATGTTATAGCTTATAACTCAGAGGGGTATGAGGAGTCTAACTTATGGACAGGAGTGGCATTAATCAACCCAGAGTTATACCCTGATACAATAACAGACCTTAATGCTACTGATGACGAAATAGAGAAGGTCACTATTACATTCACTAGACCTGCTGATGCAGACCAATGTGACTTATATGAAGATGGTACTTTACACACAACTAACTTTACTAGTGGTGACTCCGTAACTAAAATTGGTGGCGGCGGTCCATGGACTTACGATATAGTAGCACTCAATACTCACGGTTACTCTATTAGTGACCCTAGTGATGAAGGTTCGGCTGAGGCTAGAGTTGAAGCGGGTTCTGTAACTATTTATCTAGATGGTTATACATTCACTGGTAGTGGTGATGGTACAGTTGTGATATCAGGTGGCGAGGGTACATTCACACCTCCTGAGGGTATAACATCTGTTACCCTATTAGTTGTAGGTGCTGGTGGTGGTGGAGCGGCATCACAACAAGATGACTATTTTGACACAGGTGGCGGTAACGCTGGAAGTATTAGATGTATCGCAGTTAGTGCCTCAGGTCCTTCTGCTTTATCTATTGGTTCAGGTGGTGCTGGTGGTTTCACAGACAGCGAAGGGACAGTTAATGGTAACCCAGGAACTAACTCAGTTGTTTATGGAGTTACAGGAACTGGAGGTGCGGGTGGTACTGGTAGCTCTTGGCATGGTAATGGTGGTTCTAATGAGTCATGTGGTCATACAAGCTACGATGGACTAGAGTCAGGTAGTAATGCTTATGGTGGTCAAGGTGCTATAGGTAACGGTGGAGAAGGAAGAAGCTCTAAATCTTCACTAATTGGCGAAGAAGGCGGAACAGGTGCTGGAGGTGGTGGGGTTAACGCTAACGAAGATAACTCCTCAGCTACACATACTGGTGGTCAAGGTGGTAATGGACAAATAATTATCTCTTGGGAATAAATTAAATAAGGAAATGAAATGGCAGATTTACAAGATTACGTACCTACACCGTGGGTAAACGAGACAGCTCCAGCTATCAACGCGGCTAACCTCTTGAACATGGAGAGCGGTATATTCGATGTCACACAAGCTGTTCAAGTATTACAAGATACTGGAGAAAACTACGTGTTACCTCCTGCATCTATAGCTTCGTTAGGTGGTGTTAAGATAGAGCTAGTTGATAATGGTGACGGTACATTCACTGGAAGAATATGGGTGTAAGTAATCCAACTGAGGTTATAGACTTTACGGGTGGTATGAACACAGTAAAAGCTAAACACCTCATAGCTCCTACGGAAGCTAGAGCCATAGTTAATGTAGATATACGTAATGGTTCACTATTGTCTATGCCCGAAGCTAAGAGATTATTTCTTGCTATGGGCTCACACTTCGTAGAGTTTAGAGATAGACCCTACTACTATCAAAGTTTTAGAACTAACGCTACAATGAATAATAACCTATACTGGGCAGATGGTACGTTGACAGGTAAAATATTATGGGATGGTAGAGAGCTACCTTTAGGTATGCCTACACCATCTACAGAGCTAGACTTAACCTTAGCTAACTCTGCAGGAGCTGGTACACATACTGGCGACTTCAAGTACACATATACTTTTTACTCAACTGACACAGGTGTAGAGTCTGCACCAGCTAGTCTACCTAAGTATATAATGGCTGACCAACAGGACATACTCATTAGTGGTTTTGACGCTTTTCCAGTTGATGCTATGGGCGAGCCTACTGCTGATAGATACAGACTGTATCGTATAGGTGGTTACTTATCTACGTTCACATTAGTAGAGGAAATCAATGAGCTGCAGTTACCTTATACAGATGAGATAGATGATACTGAGATAGATGGGAGATTACTTAATACAATACGCTCTGGTCCACCTCCTCCTAATCTTAATGATTTGGTTGAGCTTAACGGTAGACTATTTGGTTCGGTTGGAACTAAGATATACTACTCAGCTTTAGGTAATCCTGATGCGTGGTATAACTATGATTTCTTCACTATGCCTGATAGAATAACTGGGATGGCTAAATCACCAGCTGGGTTAATAATATTCGGTGTGACTTTTACCTACCTATTGGCAGGAGCTACACCTCAAAGATTTCAACTTAAAGTTGTCTCCAATGTATTAGGGTGCGTAGCTCGTGAGAGTATAGCTTACATACAAGAGGATGTGATATGGTTAGGTACTACTGGTATACTTAGCTCTAATGGGTATCAGATTAGAAACCTGACATCAGACAAGATAGCTAATATAGATAACATAGCTCCGACATCGGCTAGTGTTATTAATGAGGTGTACTATTTACACTTCTTACCAACTCTAGTACCTGAGCATACATTGTTTCCGAGCAATAGTTTATATCCTTTAGCTTCGCAAGGTACAGATGACCTAGAGACTGGTATAATATCTATGGACTTTAAACGCGGTAATATGTATAGTTACAATCTATTCAATTACCCGAATACAGCTTCTATAGCTGTGCTAAGAGGTACGCTACATACCATAACAACTAAAGATGAGTATATATTCTTAGCGTGCGAGGAGCCACTGGGTTGCGATACTCATCTAACCTGTACCAAGTACGATATGAATATACTAGGTACATATGACAGTAGACAGTTAACTGAGTTAACGTATGTTAGTCCACAATTTATAAATGGTTCACTGTCTACTCTTAAACAGTATGATAAGATTAGAATTAATATGTGGGGAGAATTTAACATAAAGGTTCTGTTTAGTGATGGCTCAATAGTAGTAGAGGATACTGTACGTAATATGCCTAAGGAGAAGTTAGTTGACCTAGTATCAGCTAGAGATGTTGAGGTGTCGGAAGACAACACAGTATTGTTAGGTATACCTAATGACAACAATAACTCATATAGTATAGCTTTTATAATACAAGGTGTTGGAGTTATTAAGAGTATTCAATATAGCTGGAAACAAAGGGAGTTACCATGATTGGAGATAAAGAGATAGATAAGAGCGATAAGATTGACGACCCTACCGAGCTGGACAGTTATAGTCCTAAAGAAATAGTTAGCAGAGTAGAGGACTTAGAGAATAATAAAGTAGTATTCCTATCTGACCTCGTTCCGCTTACACCCTCTAGTAGCTTAGAAGATGTTAAGGGTAGACTAAATATAATCATAGAAGCTTTCAATGCCTAATTTAAGCGGTTGTTAAGTAATAATATAGTAAAATAAAGAATGATACGATTAGCAAATAATGAAGACATTACAACTATAGCCAATATGATGAAGCTAATGTACCTCGAACTATTCGGGGAATTAGCTAGTACAGACACAGAAGTGTACGCTAATGTAGTGAAAGACCACATAGCTAATGAGAGAGATTACATATACGTAGACGATAAGTTTAGAGGTTTCTTTGTCGTTAGAGATGAGACAGAGCCTATGACACCTACATTACATAGGTGGAATGGGATTAGAGTATTTATACATGAGAGATATAGACGCTCTCCTTTGTTATCCTTGTTTTACTCGCATCTATTCAAGAACCACCCTGATGGAGACATACTAGGCGTGACTGAGATTAATAGTGACCATATACAAGTTATGGATAAGAGACACAAGTTAATAGCTAAAACATACATATTAAATAGGAGTTAACATGGCAACTGGAGCAATTCTAGGTGGAATATCAGTAGGTAGTGGATTAATAAAAGGCAAGATGGGTAAAGACGCTAGTAAAGCAGCTGGCAAGAGCTATGATAAAGCAGGTAACGTAATCACTGACTTCATGGAAAGTGGTGACTATGACCCAGGTGGCTCTTCAAGCTCAGGGTCAAGCTTTAACAATAGTAATAGTGCAGGAGCTAGTGATTCGTTTGGAGCATCTGCGGGCAGTAGCTTCGGTTCGGGTTCTAGCTCAGGTTCTAGCTCAGGTACAAGTTCTCGCTCAGGTTCTAGCCAAAGTGGTTATAACTTAGGTAATGCTCAAGACTTAATGAATGATTGGGAAGTTACATACGGTGGGATAGAGGATAATCTATCTGATTACTATAATAACCTAGACCCATCTAAGTATGCTCTACAATACAAGACTAATCTTAGCCAAGATATAGATAAACAATTAGCACAGACTAACGATGAGTTAGCTTCGTCAGGTTTAATGTCAGCTGGTATGAGAGCTCAATCTGAGAAAGAAGCCGCGTTTACTAAAGCTACTGGTAATGCTAATGCAGACCTAGCCGCTGAGGACAGGGTTAGAGAGATGCAAACTAGCTTCCTTAATAGAGGAGAGAATAGAAAATCTATGTATGATAATGCGTTAACTGGTGTCAGTTCAAGTTCTGATATCTCATCTACGTCCAGTAATACATCTAGGAACTTATCTAATAATCTATCGGGGTCAGTTAATAACTCACTGAATACGTCACAGTCAAACAACTATAGTAATTCTGTAGGAGGTAGCGAGAATACAAGCGAAAGCAGAAACTCTAACTACGCACCTATACAAGACTTATCTAATGTATACTCAGGTCAAGCAGGTCAAAGTGCTAAAGATGCTTCAGGCTTCATATCAGGTGGATTGAAAGATGTAGCTGGCGGAATAGGTGGTATAGTAGAGGCAGTAAATGTCTAGTATAACAGCTACGGGACAACTCCCTAAGATAGTTACAAAGAATAGCAAGTTAGATACTGAGCTATTAAAGTTGTGTAAAGATACATACGAAATATCTAACAATGAATTAGTAGACTCTATAACAGAGGGTTCTAATATGTTAGACCTCTATCACAATAGACAATGGACGGACGCACAAGTCACTACGCTAACTTCACGAGGTCAACCAGTTGAGACATACAATGTTGTTAAGATGCTAGCTCATGCTATGGTAGGTTACTTTGATACAGTAGCTAATCAGATAGTAGTAGAGCCTAGACATATGAACTCTAGTGTATCAGCTATGTTGGTTAATGATGTAGTTCAGTATATCCAAGATGAGAACGATTACGAAACTCTAAGACGTCAGTTACAGTTAGATAGCTTACTTACGGGTTTATGTGTTGTATACGAAACAGTTAAAGATACTGGAGCTACAGATGACTACGGTAGACCTGTATATGACATAGGTTTAGAGAGAGTTCCAAGTTGGCAAGTACGTATAGACCCTATGAGCCGCAAGGACGACTCTACGGATGCCAGATTTATCCACAGATTTAAGTGGGTTCCCGAAGAGGTTATCTTAGATAGATGGGGAAAAGATAAACTAGCTAGTTTAACTGAGTATTACAATGACTTAAATGGTGACCCTCAAGCTGAATGGTGGAGAGAATACGACAGTCAAGCTGTAGGTAAATACAAACAATGGAATAACTATCAAGTTATACACTCTGTAGTGAAGTACAAGAAAAAACGCTACGAGTGTGTGTGGTCTAATGAGACAATGCTAGAGAGAAAAGAAGTAACGTTTAAAAAGAACCCACCTTATAGAGCTGTAAAACTATTTACATCAGATAAGGCAGGTTACTACGGAGCTTTCAGAGAGATAGCTGAGACACAGAAAGCTATAAACCAAGCTCTAGTTCAGATACAACAGCTAATTAACACATCTAAAGCGTTCGTTGAAACTAATGCTGTAGATAATATGGAAGAGTTTAAGAAACAGTTTAACTTAGTTAATAGTGTAGTTGAGATAACTGACCTACAAGGTATCAAGATAGAGGATATGAGTAGAGATGTAGCTGCTCAATATACCATTATAGCTGAAGCCCTAACGCGTATCAAATCGGTGTTAGGTATTAATGATAGCTTCCTCGGTCAAGCTTTCGCTAGTGATAGTGGACGTAAGGTAGGTATGCAGAAACAATCATCTGCTAGTCAACTATCTGTGCTTACAGATAAGATAAAGTACACTAACAAGATTATAGGATGGGACATAGTTAATATGATACAACAATACTGGACAGCTGAACAGATGATATCTGTAGCTGACCCAGTTAATGGTATTAGATATGTTAGAATTAATCAGCCTATTATGATGCCTACGGGAGAGATTAACCCTCAGACTGGAGAAGCTATAACTCAACCAGTGTTTGAGCCTGAAGAAGACCCTGAGACAGGCGACTATATGACGGACAAACAAGGTAACATAATATTGACACCTTTGAATAATCCACATACAGACGTCAAGTTTGCGGAGGTTAAACTCAAAGTAGAGTCAAGTAATACTAACAATGCAGAAGAGCGTAACCAACTATTACTAGAGACAGTAATGAATGGACCGCTAAGTCAGTCACTACTACAGATGAACCCTGCTGGGTATATGCAGATAGCTGCGATGATGATACAAG